GGTAATTCGCGTGGCGCGGTTTCAGTAGCGATAAAATGATTATGAGGTTATAGTTTTATGAACAACTTCCTACTTACTCAGAGTCAAACGGCGGAAGCATTCAACATTTCTGTCATGGCGTTTAATAAATGGAACATGACTCCTGAAAAAAAGGAGGGACGTTATGTTTACTATGACATTCGCAAAGTCATAAAGCATAGATTGGCGCGGGATAATGGAAAGGAAAAGGACACGCTTGCTTCTGAGCGTACTCGATTGACGCGCAACCAAGCCGATAAGGCAGAGCTGGAAGTTGCTTTGCTCCGAGGGGAATTAATTCCAGTAGGCGTTATAGAAGATCATTGGGAGTCAATGGTTGTTTCTATGAGAGCCAAACTTTTAAATTTACCAAGCCGTGCCGCAACCGCAGCACTCGACGCAACCAGCCTCAAGGATATTGAGGACGCAATTAAAATATTAACTTATGAAGCGCTTGATGAAATCGCCCATTCCGGAATACCAGAAAAGACTGAGCCAATGCAAAAGGAACGTATTCCAGGCAGCGGCGTCACCACCAAGTCTAACAGTAAGCCAATGGGCAGACAACAATCGAAGACTGAGCCCAGAAGCAAGCTCTGAACCAGGGCGCTGGAGCACGGCCAAAGCCCCTTTCCAAAAGGGGATTATGGATGCCTATACCGATCCAGAAGTCGGCACGCTTGTCTTTATGAAATCATCGCAAGTCGGCGCGACGGAAATCATCAACAATATTATCGGTTACATCATTGATCTGAATCCCGGCCCATTATTATTAATTCAGCCGACGATTGAAATGGCGCAGGCTTGGAGTAAAGATCGCTTTGCACCTATGCTACGTGATACGCCTGCGCTTCATGGAAAAGTAAAAGACCCAAGGAGCCGGGACTCAGGCAACACCATGCTCCACAAATCCTTTCCTGCTGGGCATATAACAATGGCGGGAGCTAACAGCCCTGCCTCTTTAGCATCGCGACCAATTCGAGATGTTCTTTGTGATGAGGTTGATCGGTATCCTCCATCAGCAGGAACAGAAGGCGATCCAATTAGCCTAGCGAAAAAACGCACGACGACATTTTTTAATAGCAAATTGATCCTAACAAGCACCCCCACTATAAAGGGGGCTTCACGGATTGAGACGGCATATGAATCTTCAAACAAAGGTCGGTATTATGTACCGTGTCTGCATTGTGATGAATATCAATTTTTAAAATGGTCGAATGTTCAATGGGAAGAAGACAAACAAGCTTATTACGTTTGCGATTGCTGTGGTTCAGTAATCGAGGAGAAAGATAAAGCATTGATGCTTCAGGAAGGTGAATGGCGATTTGAAACTGAAAATAAAAAGATTACAGGGTTTCATATTAGCGAACTTTATTCACCGTGGGTAAAATGGAATGACGTCAAGGATGATTTTCTTCAGATGAAAGGCAATCGCGAAACGCTCAAAACATTCACCAACACTTCACTCGGCGAGACTTGGGAGGAGACTGGAGAGGAGATTGATGAGTCATTCTTGTATACCCGTCGTGAGGATTACGATTTGCCGGTTGAGGTTAATGTTCTGACGGCTGCGGTTGACGTTCAAGAAGATCGCCTGGAAGTCGAAGTTATTGGTTGGGCAGCAGGGAAAGAAAATTGGAGTGTTGATTATAAAATTATCCAAGGCGATGTGATGAAGCGTCGAGTGTGGGATGAGCTGACTCATTATTTGAAAAAGGATTTTCCTAATGATAATGGAACGCCTTTGAAGATTGCTGCGGCAGGGATTGATTCAGGATATCAAACTCAGATTGTTTATGATTATTGCAAAACGCGTCCGATTGATAGGCTCTATGCTTTAAAAGGTAAAGAGGGGGCAGGAAGGCCCATAGCAAATCCACGCGATATTATTGGGTATCCAGTTCGACGTAAAGTCATAATTGTAGGGGCAGATACCGCCAAGACTGAAATTTATGCTTCATTACGCGAAACGGAAATGGGTGAAGGATACTCGCATTTCCCTGACCGATATGATATGGAATACTTTAATCAATTGACTGCAGAGAAATGCGTCACCAAATTTCAAAAAGGATTTCCAACGAGGGTCTGGATTAAGACACGTGCGAGGAATGAAGCATTAGATTTGCGCGTGTATAATTATGCAGCACTCACTTTACTTAATCCGGATTTATCCGCTAGAATAGAATATACTAAGCCGGACCCTGGTCTTTTGGCGCAAACTCAGAAATCAAGCTTCATCAAAAGACCAGCAAAGTCTTGGGTGAATAATCGCGATAGGAGATAAGCCATGTCAGCAACGATTACTCTAGCAGTAGCAAAAACTCAACTTCAATTATGGATCGATGCTGATGCAGCAACCGCAACCGGTCAATCTTATTCAATCGGCCAACGCTCTTTGACTCGTGCTGATGCTGAAGAGATAACTGAAAAGATTCAATATTGGTCAGGGATTGAAGCTCAACTCGAACGACAAGCCAATGACGAGCCTCGCGTCAGCGTAGCCTTGGCGAGTTTCAATCCATGAAACATTTTGATTTAATTCTGGCGGGTTGGTTTCCTCGTTTCGCAATTCGTCGATTGCAAGCAAAGCAAGTCATCAGAAATTTTTATGAGGCTGCACAGGCATCACGTCTTCATAAGAAACGATTGAATGCGACTGACCCTGATGATGTTGTTAAGCCTGCTGCTGAAACTTTGCGTGATAGCGCGAGAAGCTTTGAGCAAAATTACGACATAGCAAAAGGGGTGCTGAACGTCCTTGTTGCGAACATTGTCGGAGAAGGTATTGATTCAAGGCCACAAGTTAAGTTTGAGGATGGAAGTCTTGCGGTTGATGTTAATAAAGATTTGATGAAGCATCGAAAGAATTGGCAGCTTGATCCGGAAGTCACTGGTGATTTTGATGAAGCTTCGATGCAGCGAATTACCTGCAAGTCATGGGTGCGTGATGGCGAGGTATTTGCTCAACTTCTTGTGGGGAACATTCGAGCCCTAAAACATAACACCCTTGTCCCTTTCTCGATTGAACTAATTGAATCAGACCGTATCCCCATTGACTTGGAGGATGAGAAGAAAGGGATTGTCCAAGGGATTCAGAAAAATGTATGGGGAAGGGCAACCAATTATTTCGTTTATAAAGTAGGCACCAATTCCATTCTTGCTGATGTATTTCGCGATACTAAAAAGATTCCAGCAAAACGGATGTTACATCTCAAGATCATAGATCGCATTCGTCAGACTCGTGGCATTTCAATTTTCGCTTCAATATTAAACCGTATTGATGACATTAAGGAAATTGATGAATCTGAACGGGTCGCGAGTCGAGTCGCAGCAGCAATGGCAGGTTTCATCCAGAAAGGTAGTCCAGATATATATGTGGCACCGACTGGAACCAATACTCCGCGAGAAATGGAATTTCAACCAGGCATGATTTTCGATAGTCTTAGAACGGGTGAAACTATCGGAACGATCTTGCCCAATCGTCCTAATAATGAATTGATCCCATTCCGGGCAGATCAACTACGCGCAGTTGCGGCCGGGTCGAATACAAGTTTCTCAAGCATCTCCAAAAATTACCTCGGCACGTATTCATCCCAGCGACAAGAGCTGGTTGAGCAATATCGCATTTATGGAATCCTTTGGGCATATTTTAAAGAACGATTTGCGAGAAAGGTTCACAATACTTTTATTGACGCTACGCTTATTGCTGGGTTGGTTGAGTTGCCTGATAACATTGATATGACGACGATTCATGACGCTGAATTTTCTCGTCCACCTTTGACTTGGATTGATCCTGCTAAGGAAATGGCAGGGATTGAAAAGGAAATCAATTTGAAAATTTCATCGCGTTCAGATATCATTCGTCGTAGAGGTGGTGACCCGGAAGAAGTAATGAAACAAATCGTTGAAGAAGACAAACTTTATAAAGAAGCTGGTCTTGTTTCTGAACCTCCTGCGATGAATGGGAATGGCGCTCCTGAGGAAGAAGATGATGATGATGAGGATGTCACTAATCAAATTATCGGCGCAATGGAAGATATTAAACCGGGTGAAATTGTACGGACTCTTGACGGTGTATATTTAAGACGGACCGAGGATGGGTTTGAAGATGCTTAATGTTCCCATCCTTAAATTACAATCTGTTAGAATTATTCCAATTTTTTCAGCAAGCATAGGTGTTAATGAGTATGGCAAAATTTGGCCGCAGGCATTACGAGGAAAAATCGGAAAAGCCGGGATTCAAGGCGCAACGGGCAAAACGGGTCCACAGGGGCCGCAGGGACCGCCAGGACCGCGAGGCCCGAAAGGAGATCGAGGATTTCAAGGTGAACAAGGCCCGCGAGGATTTCGAGGAGAAGCAGGACCATCACCCGAACATCGATGGACAGGCACCGCGTTACAATTCAAAAAGCCGGATGGCTCGTGGGGCAAGCAAGTAAATCTGAAAGGAGATCGCGGTGTTTCCGGTGAAGGTGGATTTATGGGGCTGACGGCTATAATAGGAGAAGACAGCGTGGAATATGATTTGGAGTTGAATGAAATTAGCCCCACTGTTATGTACGTTGGTGAAGCTTTGCCGGGCTCGTTAACGTCGGCTGCTGTTTGGCGTGTTAAAAAGATAACGCAAATTCCGGGTGGCGGCCTTAATGATTTATCGAAAGCTTGGGAAGGGGGGAGTTCAGCTTTTGATAAAGTGTGGGATGTTTATGCTGTACTTTAATTTTAACTAAAGGGGACATTGAAATGAGACTTGAAGCGATTGAAAAAATTCCTGTATATAAAAATGAAGGCGGGATGATTAATACAACGAGGGGGCCTATGGATGAGCATGATAGGACTTTGTTGGAAAAGCGAACTGGGACTATGGACAATGAGAATGAATATACTCGTTGGGTGGAGTTTTGGTATATTGGTGATGGACGTAAACCAGAGTTAGTGCATCGCTCTGCTCATGTCCATCTTAAGAAAAATGTAATTGCCGAGGGTATTGCGGCAATGCTCGGTTAGAGGATAATATCATGGCGAATACACAAGCATTTTGTAATTCAGCAAAAACTGATTTAATGGAAGCCAACATTGCGTTGGCTGATACAGGGCAGACTCGAGGCGCAGTCACCAAGGATGTTTTTAAAGCAGCGCTGTATGAGGATTCCGCAACCATTACCAAAGCCACCACTGTCTATACAGCAACGGGCGAGGTTACAGGGACTAACTATGTTGCGGGTGGTGGGAGTGATGGAACGATAACCAATGCGACGGCTCCGGCGCTTGATGGGGATACGGCACATTGGACGCCATCCGCGTCTATTGTTTATTCCAATGTCACTTTGTCTACGACGTTTGATGCGGTACTTATTTACAACGATTCTCATGCTACCAAGTATGCATTATCGGTTCATACATTCGGAGGCCAAACAGTAACAGCAGGTGACTTTACATTAACCATGCCGACTAATGACGGCACAACTGGATTATTCCGGATAGCTTAAGGAGAAATGAAATGGTAAATCCAGGAGCACCCACTAGCATTTCGCATGGAAAATCTGTTCCAGCTCTCCTTGACGAGATTAATAGTATATTTGTTAATGGTGAGCGTACAGCAAGGACAAATCGGATTGCTATGGCCGCTGGGCCGGTTAGCGATGAAGTAATTAGAGTTGTATGGCATCACTTCGCTAACGCTGAGGTTAGATTAACTGATATTGCTACAGCGCCAGATTTACGTGACGATTACGCAAAACATCGAGGTTTATATTATGAGTTTAATTCTAGCACTAATATAGATGCTGGGAATGATACCATTACTGGTTTACCAGCAAATCATAAGTTTAAAACAGATCACAGACTTAAACTTAAGCTCATAGATGGAACGCTGCCTGGTGGATTAACTGAAACAGATCACTTCTGGGGCAGAACTATAGGTTCCACAACAATGACAGTTTCGGCGACAGAAGGCGGTGGTTCTGATGTTGATCTAACAACTGGCTCTGGCACGGCTGCTATATACGTTAATATAAAGCAAGAATACCAAGCTATATTAGTGGCGATGGATGCAATTCTAGACGAGATAGA